GCTAATTTTACAACAGATGTACAAGTTAATAGTGTTTCTTTAGCCAGTAGACCTTTTGCCATCGCTCAAGCAGTTGCTCTTGGATAGTATTATAAATATACCTGAAAAGGTATAAAAACAAGGTATATTAATGGCAAACCCAAATACAAGAGAAACATTAAAACAGTATTGCTTACGAAATTTAGGTAAGCCTGTCATTGAAGTTAATGCTAGTGATGAACAACTAGAAGACAGAATTGATGAGGCTTTACAATATTTCGCACAATATCACTATGACGGTATTAGAAGAACATACTTAAAATATAAGTTAACTTCAGCCGATAAAACTCGTCTATCTGCTCTTAATGGTTCTACAGAAACAGCAACAGATACGCCATCAAGTAACACAACAACTTGGTATGAAGATAACAATTATCTTTCAGTACCACAATCAGTAGTTTCAGTTATTAATATTTTTCCTTTTTCAAATAAAGGCAATCTAAACTTATTTGATGTAAGATACCAATTAAGATTAAATGACCTTTATGATTTTTCATCTACAAGTATTATTAACTATGATGTTGTATTAAGACATTTAGACTTTTTAGACCATGTNTTNGTTGGTGANAAACCAATTAGATTTAATCAACATGATAACAGACTATACATTGATATGGANTGGACAAATGATTTAGCAACAGANGAATGGATAGTAATCGAGTGTTATAGAAAATTAGACCCCGAGTCTTATACAGATGTCTATAATGACATTTATTTAAAAAGATATACTACTGCCTTATTTAAAAAACAATGGGGCGCTAACTTATCAAAGTTTAATGGTGTCGCTATGGTTGGCGGTGTTACATTAAATGGTCAACAAATATTTTCTGAAGCTTTACAAGAAATTGAAAAGTTAGAAACAGAGATTAGAAGTACATTTGAGTTAAATCCAGCAATGATGATAGGATAATGCCATGGCAATTAATCATCACTTTCAAGGTGGAAACGGCATTGGCAATAACAACGAAAAAACTCTTTACGAAGATTTAATTATCGAAGGCCTAAAAATTTATGGCCATGATGTCTATTACTTACCAAGAACACTAGTTAACAGAGATTTAATTTTAGGCGAAGATAGTTTGTCTAAATTTGATGACTCTTATTTAATTGAAATGTATGTTGAAACAACAGAGGGTTTAGCTGGTGAACAAGAATTAATTAATAAGTTTGGTTTAGAAATCAGAGAAGAAACAACTTTCATGTTATCTAAACGAAGATGGACAGACGCTATTGATAGTTACCATACTATGATTAAAGAAGGCAGACCAAACGAGGGTGATATAATTTATTACCCATTAATGAATAAGTTTTTTGAAATTAGTTTTGTAGAAGACCAAGAGCCATTCTTTCAATTAGGCAATTTACCTGTTTACAAGTTAAGAGCAAGAACATGGGAATACAGTTCAGAAAGATTAGATACTGGCGTTACAGATATTGATAGTGCTGAAGACCAATATAGTTTAGACCAATTAGCACATCAATTTATGTTAGAAGACGGTACAGGTGCATTACAATTAGAAAACGATAGTGTAAGTGGTGATAAGAATTACTTTATTAATGAAGAATATAATTTGCAAACACAATCAACATATGCACAAAATTTAGATTTAGACGCACAAGCAGGTTTCAATACCGAAGATACTTCGGATGATATACTTGACTTTACAGAAAGAAATCCATTTGGTGAGGTAGACTTTTAATGTTTGGACATTTTTATAACGAAGGTATGAGAAAAATGACCGTAGCATTTGGTCAAGTTTTTAATAACATACAAATTAAAAGAACAGGCTCAGATAGTACAATACAATCTATTAGAGTGCCTTTAGCTTATGCACCAAAAGAAAAGTTTTTAGTTAGACTTGACCAACAACCAAGTTTAGATGAAAGAGAATTTGCAATTACATTACCTAGAATGGGTTTTGAAATTGCAGGTATAGAATATGATGGCAGTAGAAAATTAACAAAAGTTCAAAAATTTAAATCTGTCAAATCAGGCACAAACAATGTGATGAATTTTAACTATATGCCTGTACCATATAATATATCTTATAATCTATTTTGTTTTACAGCAACTGCCGAAGGNGGATTACAGATTATAGAACAAATTTTACCATATTTTCAACCAGATTATACTGTGACAATTAATGTTGTACCTGAAATGGGCATAAAAAGAGATGTTCCTATAATACTAAATAATATTAATTACGAAGACAGTTATTCTGGTGATTTTACAACAAGAAGAGCAGTAATTTATACATTAAACTTCACAGCCAAAACATATTTGTATGGACCTGCTTCAACACAAAAAGTTATCAGAGAGACTCAATCAGACTTACATACTGATTTACCAGCTGCAACTAGAGAAGAAAGAATAACGGTTGTACCAAATCCAGTAAGTGCTGACGCTGATGATGACTTTGGTTTTACAACAACCATCTCGTTTTTTCAGGATAGTAAAAATTATGATAAAACAAGAGATGAAGATGTATAAATATAAGTAAGTAATTAAAGGACACTAGATGACAATTAGTAAAATTAAAAATGGTGGATTAGATAGCTCTGTTGTTACCAGTAAAACAGCCTTAGGCGAAACAGCTAATGACGCAGATGTTTTACTAGTTTACGATACAAGCGCAAGTGATTTTAAAAAGGTTACTAAATCAAATATTTCTCCTACAGCTCCAACAGTCACAAGTGCAGCTGAAACAGCTGCTAGTGGTTATTTACCTGTAAATGAAAGTTCCACTTTTACTATAACTGGTACAAATTTTATATCAGGAGTTCCAAGAGTTTCAATTTTTCAATCTTCAGTAGGTTCACATACAGATTGTTCAGTTGTAGTACGAGATAGTTCAACACAGTTAACTTGTACTGTTACTGCTCCTTCTACAGGTGATTATTATGTAAGAGTAGAAAATCCTGATGGTCTTGCTGGAGTTTCTTCAACTGCTGTTTTACAAGCCTCGCCAGGTCCTATTTGGCAAACAGCTTCTGGTTCATTGGGTTCAGTAATAGAAGGACAAGCAGCAAGTTTTACCGTGGCTGCAGCTACATCTGATAGTGTTACAGTTACATTTTCAGAAACAACTTCAGTATTATCAGGTACAGGACTTAGTTTAAATTCATCAACAGGTGTTATATCAGGAACAGCAAATGCTGTAAGCGCAGATACCACATATACTTTTACAATTAGAGCAACCGATACAGAATCACAGACTGCTGATAGACAATTTTCATTTACAGTATCTAATGCTAACTATTTTGGCGACGGTTCAGACGGTGGTTTAGATACTACACCATAGGGAGATATAAATAATAATATGGCAAATGTAACATACACAGTTCCTAACAAAAACGGCTCCTATGATGGAGATATGGTTGTTAAAAATTATACGACTATCACAGTTGACGCAGGTGACACAGTAACAACAGACCAACCGTGCAGAGGTTTATTGTTATTTGCAACAGGTAATGTATCAATTAGTGGTACAATTGATATGACAGCAAAAGGACCTGAAGCAGACCCTACAGCATCTGGCGGTTCAGATAACGCTGCTGTCCCTAGTGATGGTTTAAGATTTCCATATTTAACTTCAGGCGGTTCAGATACTTTAGACGCAGCTGCTACATTATTAGCAGGTGCAGGTACAGACGCAACAACGGCGGCTGCAGCTATGGCTACTTTAACAGGTAATGGAACAGTATTTACGATACCAAGAACTGGTGGTGCAGCCGGTTCAGCTGGGCCTGCTCGTGGTAACGGAGGAACTGGCGGCACAATATCAAACGGCACCGGTGGCGGTGGCGGTGGTGGAGGTAGTTACTCAGCCAATATTTCTCCAGGACAAGGTGGAGGTACTGGTGGTGTTGGAACTTGTTTTTCAGGAGGCTCTGGTGCTGGTGGTACTGGAGGATATTTTACAGGTGGTTCTATAGGTGGAACTGGTAGTAATATCGGCGGTGTCGGTGGTCGTGGCGGTGATGGCGGTGGCGGTCAACCAGGTTCAACTGGTGGTGGTGGCGCAGGTAATCCTGGCGGCGGTAC